ATAGAAATATCAAATGGACGCTAATATTAAATTTGGAAGATAATACTTGTTCTACAGAATTTCACATAAAAGGTCAACCTTCTTTTTCAGGTCCAACCAAACGAGGATCTGGTGTTTTTTACTTCAATCACCACGAGTTGTTGCATAGTATAAAGGTAGATAGTACGCGATATACTGTTTTTAATATGAATGTAATAGGATAAAAAATTTAGAAAATCTATTGACTTCTTTACGTAAAGAGGGTACAGTGAAGCTTCTAGTGAAAAAACAGATTAATAAATAGTGTTATGGGCGAAGTAGTATCATTTCCAGATAGATTTCTATCATATAGAAGATATCGTATATGTTTATATACAGATCTAGAGATAGAACTTGTTGTCACTGCATTGAATACTTATCCAGATGGCGATAAGAGGTATAGTGCAGATATGTTAACTGCATTAGATCCAATTTTTGTTAGAAAAGCACTTGACTTTTCAGTAGGAAACATTATAATTAGTGATGTCGCCAAGATTGCGATAAAAGAAATAATTAACAACATGGAAGAGATTCCGTTTGACGAGTAATATATTATGAATATTTTTTATCTTGACAGTAATGTCACCAAGTGCGCAGAATACCACAACGACAAGCATGTCGTTAAGATGATTCTCGAGTATGCTCAGTTACTCTCAACTGCCCACCGTGTTCTAGATGGTACAGAGTGGACAGAAGAAAAGTATGTTGCGGGTTCTTTACCTCCTCGATATCGAAAAGCAAAACGATGGAAGTTGTTTGACGATTCTACAGATAGTGTTCTGTATAAAGCAACGCATATCAACCATCCTTCTGCTGTTTGGGCACGACAGTCAAACAATAACTACAACTGGTTGTATTGTTTGTTCGTATCACTAATGTCAGAGTATACGTATCGTTATGGTAAAACACATGCGTGCGATCGACTTGCTCCATATTTGCAGCGTACTCCAAAAAACATTCCTGTTGGATATTTGACGCAACCTACTCCTGCGATGCCTGACGAATATAAAGTTTCTGACTCTATTCAGTCGTATCGCAACTATTATATCGGTGCAAAAAATAAAATGGCAAAATGGAAAAATCGTCCGATTCCGGAGTGGTGGAGCGTCGCAAGTTAATAAATACTTGTATGGAACAAACCAGAACTCCCATCCCGATTTTAGATTCCGATGTCCTCGGAAATTAGAGGCGACTCCACCGTATTGTGGCGTCGCCTTTTTCATATCAACCCTAGAAAAATAAGGACTGCGAAATGGCGCGAAGAAAACAAAATAACCTACAACTCGTCACACCAACACCCGCTACAGTTATTCAGGAGAGAAGTTCAAAATGCAAAGTTACACAAAATGATCTCAAAACAATCAATCCTCTAACTGAAAATCAAAGAAAGTTTTTTGAATTATTTGACAAGCAAGCATCCGCAGTCCTACTACATGGTGTCGCTGGCACTGGTAAAACCTTTATCGCATTATATAAAGCACTTGAAGAAGTATTAGAAGTTAACAATAAATTTGAGAGAGTGATCATTGTTCGTTCCGCTGTTCCTTCGCGTGAAATCGGTCATCTTCCAGGAGATGAGAAAGAAAAGACAGAAGTTTACACGTTACCATATGTTGAAATCTGTGAAGATCTGTTTAATCACATTCAACCCTTTGTTCGTTTACAAGAACAAAAAGTCATTCACTTCCTAATTACATCATTCGTTCGTGGTATTACTCTTGACAATTCAATTGTGATCGTCGATGAATGTCAGAATATGACAGATATGGAACTCAATTCTGTTATGACTCGTATTGGCAAGAACTCAAAAGTTATCTTCTGCGGAGACTTCCGTCAAACTGACCTATATAAGAAGAACGACATGTCTGGATTGCAAAAATTCCTTGCGATTACTGACATTATGCCATCGTTTAACACCATTGAATTTAATGTAGACGATATTGTTAGATCTAAACTGGTGAAGGAATATATAGTCGCACGTTTAGAATATGAGAGTCGTCACGCAGCATAGAAAGGACAAAATATGTCACAATTTTTAGAAGATTTCCACGCATCGCTTGGTGATGCATTTACTGGTCTACCAACCCAACCAAAACAACTAGCACTAGATCGTCCGTCTCAGTTACAATCTCAACTGGATGGATTAGATGCAGAAAATCCTGACAACGCAGAGTTTATTGCGAAGTTAAATAGAGAAATTGCAGAAGCAAATGCCACGATTGCTGATGAGAATTTCACCATATTGGAAAATGAAATTGAATATTTTCACTTTTATCAACATAAATTAAAAGAGTTTATTGACGAAAGGGCTTGACTTTTTCATAAAATGATAGTATAATGAATTATGTTTAAAACGATATATGATTATGAAGATTTCGCTCAGTCAACTACGAACGAAGATGGTAGCAGAGTTTACGTTAATGCCTCTGGTGTAGCGTATCCTTCTGCTACCACCGTTCTTTCTGTATTAAGTCGAGACGGAATTGCCAAATGGCGTGCTCGTGTTGGTGCTGAAGAAGCAGACAAAATCTCTAAGCAATCATCGACTCGCGGAACTAAGATCCATACTCTAACCGAGACGTATCTTAAGAACGAAAATCTACAAGAAGCGTATACGAGTACGAAAGCATCTTTACTAGACCTAGAGATGTTCACAAAATTTCTACCCATTCTCGAACCTATCAGTAATATACATTGCCAAGAACTTGCTCTGTATAGCGACCATCTACGCATGGCAGGTCGAGTTGACTGTATCGCCGAGTATAACGGACAACGAGCAGTCATTGACTTTAAAACCTCAGGTAAACTGAAGAAGAAGGAACATATTAGTTCCTACTTTATGCAGACCGCTGCTTATGCAATTATGTATGAAGAGCGTACAGGTATTGCTGTTCCTAATCTTGTAATTCTGATCGCAGTCGAAGATGAGGAACCGCAAGTGTTTATCGAGAAACGTGATAATTGGGCAAAAGAATTGCTTCGGACTCGTGACTACTATGAAAATGGTTACTATTTGACTTAAATTTGTGAGTTAGAAGGAGTGAAACGATGCAAATTGAAAGACTAGATAATGGTGCAGTAGAAGTTTTAGGATTTGATATCACAAACTTCACGCAGGAAGACAGCAATTATATCCGAGAATTGCTACTAAAAGAATTAATCGTGGTATTCAGAGAGCAGGATACTAACAGTTTAAATTATGCCAGACTGATTCACGAGATTGGTGGTATTTCTAATTGGAATCAATTAACTTCTGATTTAGATGGGAATCAGTATCCACCGTTTACGGAGTCTCCCGACATCTATAACTGGGATAAATCAAAATTCTTTCCGATACAGGCAGTAACAGGCAAGAAATCAAAAGATGGAAACTTCACTGGTATTTTCCCTCTTGGTAAATTAGATTGGCATTGTAATCTTAATGGTCCAGATCGAGCTGATGGTGTAGCATTGCAAGGCATCAAAGGTGTTGAAGGAACCAGAACATCTTGGATGAATACTGCTATCGCATTGGCGGAAATGCCTGTTGAAATGTATGAAAGAGTAAAGGGTAAATACGCAAACTTTCGGTATAACTTCTTAAAATGGTCTGATGTTATGGATGACCGTCAGAGAGAGTACATGCTAAAAAATCAGCATGAATATAAAATGTGGTTAGAGCAAGAAAATGCTGGTGGTGTAAAGGGTATCTATCTCTACACTAATAACGATTGTGAAATAGAGGGTGATGATGGTTCATTGTTCCAGGAATTACAAGACTATTTCTTTCAAGAAAAGTTTTTATATCACCATGACTGGAAAGTTGGTGACATTGTTCTCAGCGACCAGTTGTTGACATTGCATAAGCGTCGACAAGAGGTTGATCAGATTTTTGAAAAGCGACTGCTAAATCGAATTACATTTAGAATCTCTAATACAGGCGATCCACTTTACATTATGAGCAGGAATCAGTTCAATGACTGAAACTCATTTTAGAACGATTATACGCACTTTAGGATATCGTGTTACTGCATTAGGAATAACTGCACTGTGGACTGGTTTAGGAGATGCTGTCGCTATTCATTTGGTCTTAGCAGCGATGCAATATGCATATGAACGAATTTGGTTAAAAATTAATTGGGGTACAAAGTAAAAAACACTTGACTTCTAAAGAAAACTATAGTATAAATATAATATCAGTTGTTGACAAAGACTGAAAAGTTCTGAGGACTCGGGGGCAGTACCCGACGCCTCCACCATAAACACTCTTACCAAAGGAAGAGAGTTAACGACTTACCCGACTAGCAAGGGTATCGGTGTTATATACTTGATGATCTGTAGTGGATTGCAGTTAAAATATAACAGGGTGCTAGTAAGAGTGTTTATGATGGGGGCGAACTAGGATCGACTGGGACACAATAGGAAATTCGAGACTGATTGACTGGCAAAGTGCCATAAAAAGTAAATGCAAACGATAACGTTGCCTTTGCGCTTGCTGCGTAAGCAGTAAGTCATTGGGTTTTCGGCGGTTTCCCTCGAAACAGAATAAACCGCCAACCGTTCTAATTTAGTGTTGAAACGAGACTATCAAAGGTCTCAAAACCCTAAATATAATGCACTTTAAGGAAAAGTGTCCAGTGTAGGGAGTCACTGGTTAATCCTCTCTCCAGTTTAACAATCCGAGGAATAGTAAATGCCTTCCTTTAATAAGAAGACATTGAAAATTCTTTCTTCAATTTTACTGATATTTGTAACATATTGTGTAGTTTTAAGTTATGCAAAAGAAAGAATCGAAGACACCGCAATGGAATACACTGTAGGTGGATATGAAAAAGTTCAAAGCGTAAAAAAACAACAAGAAGAAATAATCCAAAAAAACATTAAAAAAGAAAAAAAGAAGTACCTGTCAAGCAACGCAAAAGCAATAACATGCCTTGCTGATAATATTTACTACGAGGCAGGTAATGAACCGAGGAATGGTAAAATCGCGGTTGCAGGTGTAACTTTAAACCGAATGCGCAACCCAAAATTCCCATCAAACGTTTGCTCTGTCGTTTATCAGAGAACAAGTAGGGTCTGTCAGTTTAGTTGGACATGTATGCGCCGACCTGCTAAAGACCCAGAATTATACGCTGAAGCAAAAGATATTGCGAAAAAAGTATTGACTTCCGAGATCAATACGCGTATAGTAGTTAATAGTGACGTTCTATTCTACCACGCAGATTACGTTAATCCAAGGTGGAGATTAGAACGAGTCACTAAAATTGGTAGACATATTTTTTATGCGGGATAGATTATGGTAACGGAAGTAATTCCAATAACTGATGAGTTTTTAATTACTAAGCAATTTAAGACAGCAGCAGAGTTTTCCATCTTTATTGAGAAACTTGCAAGAGACTCTAGAACACCCTGTATGGATATTCTAATAGACTATTGTGAGAAACGAAATATTGAGGTAGGCTCTGTTGCTAGTCTTATCAGCACTTCTCTCAAAGAAAAGATTAGAGTTGAAGCGCAGCAACTCAACATGTTGAAAAACGATGATGGAGTTTTGCCTCTCTGATGGACTCGCTTCAAGTTTATCAATTGTATCTCTCATTGAGATTACATTTCACTAGACCTGATTTCGATATTACCAAATCCCGTAAAGGGGTAAAGGTTTCTAGAGAAGCATTTCTGAAACGAAAAGATCTGTTTGCTCTGCGTAAATTAGGAGAGACAAAACCAAAAACTGAGATCATTGATTTTCTAGTTGCTAATTTTGTTTCTGGTAATCAGTGGGGTGGTGTGTTTGATGCAGAGGCAAACGAAGTCTATGCAGAGTGGCAGGTACGGATGCAGAAATTGGGATATACTTTTAAGCAAGATATCCAAACTCTATATGCAGACGGTGATCCATTCGAAGTAATTGATGGGCAACACCCCAAGATATTAAAATTTTATCTTGGTAAAAAAATATCTCTAGAATCTATTGCTATTTTAGCAAAGATAGGTATAATGGAGAATATAGACTATAGTTCTTTATCGAATGATTTTATTTGGAATGACTTCGTGCATTTGGTAAAGAAGTATAAACCCTTTGTCAAAATAGACAAAGAGTACTACACCCGCCAACTAAAACAGGAGATTGAGACGGTGGTAAATTAACTATGGGTAAGTCTCGTAGAAACGATTATTATGAAGATCGTGGTTCCGACCGCATTCGACATAATGAAAAAGACGTAAATAAAATACGTAAAAGCAAAAATAACTTGTATAAATATCTTGGTAGTCGGGAAGATGATTCCGACGACGAACCTTTTTATTATGATACAACGTCAAAATAAACATACAACGCAAACATAAGGACAATACATATGTCAAATAATTCTTTTTCAGCACTCCGCAAGAATAGCGGAAATTTCGACTCGCTCATGAAGGCAGTCGAGTCAATCGCAAACCCCACCACAGAAAAGCGTGGCGATGATGATCGCCTCTGGAAACCGACTGTCGATAAGGCAGGTAACGGTCAAGCAGTGCTTCGTTTCCTCCCTGCTCCTGCAGGCGAAGAACTTCCGTGGGTTCGTGTATGGGACCATGGTTTCCAAGGTCCAAGTGGTAAGTGGTATATCGAAAACTCTCTTACTACGCTTAACAAGCCTGATCCTGTTGGCGAACTGAATTCCGAACTTTGGAACTCAGGTATCGAAGCGAACAAGGAAATTGCTCGTAAGCAAAAGCGTCGTCTTTCTTATATCTCAAACGTTCTTGTTATTCGCGATCCTGCGAATCCTGAGAACGAAGGTAAGGTCTTCCTCTACAAGTTTGGTAAGAAGATTTTCGACAAGATTAAGGACGTGATGCAACCCACGTTTGAAGATGAGAAGCCTGTCAATCCGTTCGATCTTTGGGAAGGTGCTAACTTTAAGTTGCGCATTCGTCAAGTAGATGGTTATCGTAACTACGATAAGTCAGAGTTTGATGGTTCAAATCCTCTCGACGACAATGAAGATAAGTTGGAAGAGATTTGGGGTAAGACCCATTCGCTTGCTGCGTTCCTCGATCCTTCTAACTTCAAGTCATATGACGAACTGAAGCAGAAGTTGAGTGCTGTTCTTTCGAATGGTGCTCGTGTTGCTACGGCAGAAAAGTCTAATCCACTTGATGCTGAAGACGAACTGTTCGTTGAAACTAAGATGAAGTCTGCACCAGCAGCATCCAAGGCGAGTGATACTCCGCCATGGAAAGAAGATTCTGATGATGACACGATGAGTTACTTCTCGAGTCTCGCGGACGAATAAAACTGAAAAGGGGGACTTGAAAAAGTCCCCCTTTTTTTATCCGAAAGATCTTCTATTCTGGAATCGTTGCCAACTACTGTCTTCAGTTCTTACTGTATCCATTGGTAAAGATCCACCACCACCACTTTGTTGTGGAGCAGCAGGTTGCTGAATTACGGTTGGTGGAGGAACATTGATAACTGGTGCAGTATCTTCCTTAGCACTTTCCGTCATTTCTTTTAGATTTGCTGCAGCGTTATTGGCTCCTGTTTCCAGATTACTCTTGGTAACTGGATTGGTCTTAATTCCACCAGCACTATTCGGTGAGAATAACTCTGGTCCATTTTCTCCGACCAGATAAGAACCATTGGCAGACACTGGTCCACCTTCTGCTCTTGCTCCATCAACAGATTCGGTTGAACCCTCTGTTGAGTCTTCATTACCTGCTCTGGAAATATCTCTTGCTGCAAGTCCAGCATCAATTGCAACCGATGCGGCAGTTCCTGTTCCACCAGCTAAAAATCCAATTCCACCAGCAACACCCGATGCAACTTCACCAGCAGCACCAACAAAGTCTCCTTTTAATGCACGCATTGCACCAAAACCAAGACCAGCGACAACCCCTAGTCCTGGGATTTTCTTTAGTATAGATTTACCAACTGCTTTGGCACCAATTTTACCAACTGCTTTGGCACCAATTTTACCAACTGCTTTGGCAATTCCTTTACCAGCAGAAGATGCCATTGCTTTCTCGGCAACTTTGCCGATAGCACCCTTTGCCGAACCGAGCATTCCCATGCCACTTTTAGCAACTTTACCAAGGGTGCTTCCCTTGGCGACTTCTTTTCCGACAAATCCAGATGCTTTACCAAGCATCCCTTTGCCTTTTTCGACGACTCCCGCAGCACGTTCTCTATAGACTTTACCGATTCGAGATTGTTTCGCAATACCCGAAAGAGGTTTACCATTTTTATCGAGCAGTTGTTCTGCACCAAGACCTCTGTTTTTAATGAAGTCAGTCGCCTTTCCACGTAATGTATTTACGCGATCAGAGATAAAGTCAGTTGCCTTACTTTTAATTGCGTTTACGCGACTTGTGACTTTCTCTGCAGCACCTTCAACAAAGTTGGTTCCTTTGCTGAATACACCCTCTGCTCTTCCGGCAAGTTTGGAAAGTCCAGGAGAATATCTTTGATTCTTCAGACCCTTTAATATTCCTTCGCTGCCAGATTTGAAACCAGCATACCCAGCAGCGATTCCGCCAAGTAGAGATCCTCCTCCACCCTGTGCACCCGCAGCACCTTGGGAACCTGCTGGACCCTGTCCACCATTTCCAGTTGCAGGAGTCTCTGGTGTTACTCTAGAATTTAAGGATTCTGTTCCTCCGATAACTACCTTTGGAGTAGATTTCTCTTTTGCTTCTACCTTCGCAGATGCCTTTTCAGCATTTTGTTTATCAATATTTTCCGCACGTTTTTCGGCATTAGCAGATGCTTGTTCTGCGTCTACCTGTGCTGCTTTGTTGCGATTCATAACTTCTTTTACATTAGAACTTGGATCCAACTGCTTTTTACCAGAAGGGGCAACGCCAGCACGTTTTTTATCGAATAACTTATCTTTAATCTCTACTAGAATCTTTTTGATATCAGTTAAGATAGATGCAACATCATTCTTATCATTAGATGCAACTCCACCTTTGGCAGACTGAATCTTTACCTTTGGGTTTCCAGAAGAAGGTTTATCTCGCTCCTCTTGAATCTTTTTTTGTTCTTCGGTAAGATTTGTAACATTGTCGACGGAGTTAAACTCTGCAGTAGATTCTTTGGTAGACTGGTTTGTTTCTGTCTTATTATCATTGGTAGAGTGAGAAGTAGACTGATTAGTTTCCGTCTTACTATTAATCGCATCAGAGAACATTTTCTTCAAACGTTCTACTTCTGAGACCTTTTCATTAGATTGGTTTACCTCGTTGCGAATTTCTTCTCGGCGAGATTCTTGTGAGTTGAATATGCTACCAAGAACTCCACTCTGAGGTGTCAATCCTCTTTTGAATCCACCCATAAATTCACTACCAGCGTTTTTAAATCCTTCTTTAAATCCTTTGGTTGGTGCACCTTCTCTCCCAGATTCTTTTGAGTTTCCAAAAAATTGTTGCTTCAATCTATTGCCGAATGTATCATCTTCTCCTTTTAGAGTCAATCCTTCCGACTTAAATCTTTCATCCAGTGTTTGGTTTTGAAGATTCTTTCCAATATCACCAAATTCTTTTGGTCCATCGCTCTCGCTTCTAGCAATCATTTTTGCTGCAAGATCGTTAATATCTTTTAGAGAGTTTTTAAATTCTTCGACAGTCTTGAATTGCAATTTTGTAATTGCATCCAATGTATCTTCCAATAATTTCTTATCTTGCTTCTCTAAAGATCTTAGTGTTTCGTCATTATTCTTTTGAATAGATTCAACAAAACTATCGACCAATCTTGCGGATGCTTGTATATCTGCAGGTCTGTTTTTATTGAGATCAAGAAGTTTGCGAATCTCAGAAAACTGTTTGTCCCTGTCGCCAGATTGCATTGGTTTTGCCCCAGAACTTGAAGGGTTCTTGGCGGTTTCTATTACCTTAGCGAATCTTTCCGAAGTGGATTTAGGTTCCATTAATACTGCTGCCTTTGTTTATCTGCTTTTTCTTTTAGATGTATTGACAATAAACCAACATAAACTTCCCTTTCCCAAGGCATCATATTTTCAAGTTCACTTAATGAGTATTTATGCTCATGCATTAAAATAAAGTTGGTCTTATAATGATTCCTCAAGTTATCATGAGAAAGGGTTATTCGAAAAAACTTTCTACTCCATCAAGGAAAACAACATTGTGTGTTGAACAACTTGGGCAATCATATTCAATCTTGTGTTCGATTCTAGGCATAGAAAGAAAGAATTCTGTAATCTTCTTAAACTGCTCGGAAGTTAGATTGTCAACAAATTGCTCTACGTCTTTTCTTTGAAGATCTTTGGTAGTGAAAACTTCGTCGGCAGTATATACACTGTCGATACAAGAAACAACCAAATCATATGTTGTAGATTCACCCTTCATATCGAGTGAGGTTGGATACCTCATAATAATTCCAAGTCCGCCACCAACATCAATCTTATTTGTATGACCCTCGGTAAGTGTCGGTTTGATTGTAGTCAGATCAAGTTCCGCTGCAGTCTTGTGACCACACTCACCACAAACTAAATTAAACTCAGTTA